GTGCTGTCCGGAAGTGCCCCTGCGATAAGGTCTAATTCAAAGTCTACGGTCATTACTCCCGCTGAGCCTGTCGTTCGTGTAAATGTTACTGCCATAATTTTTCATCTCCTATATTTTATTTTTTTTCCTCACTTAAGGTCACGGATTGAACCTTGACCTCCAAAGAATGTTGTCCAAACTTCACCCATTGTTCGGTAAAGTCCCTCTTGTCCGAGGCGGTTGACAGCGAACGGGTCGCCAGTTTCAATTCCGCTTTCAAAGTATTGAGTTGGTTTTGCAGTAGAGAAGTATGTGTAGTCGGTGTCGAGCATGTAGATTCTGCTGATACCGTCGCTTGACATCTCCTTGGTTGGGATGATAGGAACACCGTTGTATGTTGCAACAATGAAACCAGCCTCAACACCGGGAACGCCCTTAACACCGTTGAAGGTAGGGACGACTCTCTTTTCCTCCATGAATCGCTGTTGCGATTGTAGAAGTTGTTGAATACGCATCAAGGTATCATACCCAGTAAGCATAACTTTCGGGTTACCTCCTCTTTCCCAAATGAGACGGAAAGTCTCATCCAAGTGGTCGAGTGAAAGAGTTCTGTTGTTAGAACTGCTGTCAGCGGAGTCTTCTGCGAAAGCCCATGTGTTTGCACTGCGGTCGATGGAGTAAATGTCTTCATCGTTTGCATCGTAGTGAGTTCCGGAGGTCATGCTGTTGTTTCCAGTAGTGATTCGGTCAAGAGACTCGATGTCGTTTCCTGCAACAGTTGTAACATCAGTAGTGAGCATATCGTTGATGTGCTCTGCGTGGTGCTTACCCATTTCTTCTTTTAAGACTGAGCGAATGTCGCCAAGTCCATCGTCCTTGTCGTTCAAAAAGATAGCAACTTCGGACATATCGAACGAGTGTGCGATTGTCTTTGGCTTTGCGGCCACATTTTGAAATGTAGGTTTGGTGGTGTCCGGTAGAGTTCCGTTTTCTGCGATACCGCCGCCAACTGTCTTAGAAGGCTTTGCGGTGACGACACGCCATCCACTGCGGTCCCAAGGCTTTTTAGGTAGAATACTGAATGCGTTGAACTCTTGGTTCAACTGAGACCAAACTTTGCGACCGTAAATTGCTTGGTAGGTTCCAGCGGTGGTGCTCAAGAGTGGTGCGTCTGCTTTCAATAGTTCGCTACCACTGTAGGAGTAGCCCATCGAAGAGCCTGCACCGTAGTAGTATCGTTCCATATCGTTAATTGTTCTCATGTAATTTCTTGCCATAATTTTTCATCTCCTATATTTTTTTTGCTTATTGTTGCCAAACGCTACCTGCGAGGCGGTGAACATCGTCCCAATCCATGTTACCAAGGTCTTGGGTTGAAGGGATTTCAACAGTTGAAACCGACTTGCGGAGTTCTGTTCCTGTTGAGGCAGAGTTGCCCATGTTGTCAATTCGACTGCTGAGGTCGCTCAAAGCCTTCTCGATGTTTGCAAGAGGTGTTCTTGCGTCGAAAGAAGATGCGGCTCGTGCGTCTGCTTCTGCGGTCATCTCCTTTGAAAGTCTGTCAGCGAAGACAGAGCCAAGGTTGGATTTGAATTGTTCTTCAAGACTTGCGGCCTTGTAGACTTCGTAAGCGGCTTCAAGGTCGGATGCACTGACTGCTTCGGGAGAGAGGTAGCCTTTTGCGACTGCCTTTCCACTACCACTGTTGAGTTTACCGATTGCTCCAGTTGACGGGTTTCCGCCTTCTTGAGCACGACCTTTGACTTGACCGGCGAAGTAATCTGCACCGTCTCCGATTTGTTCCGGAGTGGAGCCGAGGTTTGCCTTGTTGATGTCATCGAAATGAGTGCGTGCACCGGAAATGTCAACACCTTGAGATTTCAAAGTGTTTTCCATCCAGTTCAAGTAATCAGTAGTGATTACATCGCTGTATTCACCTTTAGCCATATCGCCGTGAGCCATTTTGTGCTCTCCGCCATACATTCCTTCTTTCTTGTCTTCGTCAGCCATTTCTTTCGCCTCGTCTTTCTCTTCGTCTTTTGGCTTGTCGCCTTTCTTGTCAGCCATATGTTCCTTGAGGCCGGGAGGCATTTCTTTCTCCATAACATCAAGTCGTCCGTTCAATCTGTCAAGCACTGTGGAGAGTTCTCCTAATACATTATCATCGTTCATGTTTGTGTCCTCCTTCAATATACGGAATGTCGCCTCCGGGTTAATACCTTTCTCGCAAATGGTAACCTCATGCAGTTCCAGTTTGGAGATTTCAGTGTAATCGCCGTGGCTATTATCACTCTTACGCATTCTCTTGAATGCTTGTCCTCCAATACTGAAACCTCTAAGGGCTCCTTTGCGAATCTCATTGGCTACTTCACGAGCCTTTTCGATGTCATCTCGGAGTCGTATGACAACAAACATACCTGCGTCGTCAACTCCGGATTTCCAAACACGGCCATCGTTGTCCGTGTAATTGTTAATGACTTCTCCAACTTGTATATTGGAGTGTGCAAGTTGCACATTACGGAAACCGTCTGCTTTCATGAATCCATCAAAAGCATCCTTTAGTGCGCCTCGTGTAATAAGGTCACCTTGTTTGTCGACCATTTCAACTGACGCATAGCCAGCGATAACAAGGTCGTTGTCCGACTTAACAATGCTGATGTTCCCACTGTGCTCGACAGGGGATGTTCGCAGGGTAAGAGCGGAAGCCATTGACCTCTACACACTTGTCATACTATTTAATCAAGTATGAAACACAGCCTTATCCGAATCAATCTCTAAGACCCCTTCTTTGGTAGGTATAGTCCTGCGCTTAGCAGGCTCTTCGTCATCCGTTTTGGGTTCAATATCGGAGTCTTCTCCGGGTCGCTTTCTGTTGTCAAAGTCCGGCATAGTTTTCTCATCGTTGAGATTTGTCGGACCCATGGGAGATTCTATGGGAGTGGCGTAATCAAAGCCTAATCCTTTAGCACCTGCATTTGCCGCACCGACTGCACCTATGCTACTTTTGAGGAACTTGTCAATAAACTGTAAGCCTTTGACAAGGACTTTCTTCTTTTCAGTTTCTTTCCACCAATCCGAGTCTTGCACTTTCTTAGGCTCAATCAAAGGCTCCGCTTCGCCCTGTGTTTCATTGACTTCTTCTTTTTCAGTAATTTGTAAGTCTGCTTTGAGGAGGGCACCTGCTACAGGAGACCAATAAGAACGCTGACTTTCAGCAAGGCGAATGACATAATCACTCTTGGCTAAAGGAGAATGAACCATCCAGTGTTGTCCGGATTGAGTGCACTTGTAAAGCACATCACCTTGCGGCATAGATACACGGATGCCCGACTTCGCTCTTTGGACTTCACATAGCCACTGCACATCATTTGACTTGGCAAGCATACCAAGTGTTTCTCTACTAACAAGTCCTTCGCCTTCTGCTTCTTCGATAATTTTAGAGGCTGTCAATGTGAATACACTATCTCCGTCAGCGGATTCAACTTCACTCACATTAGCGGCATTGACCTTTACATGGTCTCCCTCGTTGAACTTCTCCGGACTGTTGAACACTACGCCTACATCCATGTAGGTTTCACCTTGAGACTCTACTGCTCTGTCACCTATTCTTTCATCTCTTGTAATAGGACCAGTTCCCAGCCTGTAAGTGTAAGGGTTACTGCCTCTTCTTTCAAGCACTCTCAAAACAACATCGTTACCGGGCTTGAGAAGAACCCACTTAGGATGACGCAGTTCACCAGCCATGTAAACAGACTTTGCATCTCTAAGAAGGAGGTCTTCATATTCTTCATTTAGATTCTCAACTATACCTTTCAGCCCTTCATCGTCAGTCAATCTCGTATCGCTGGCACTGGGGACATGTATGTTCTCAACACCCTCCATACCTCCTCGCAGTATTTTGATTCTGTCGGAAAGAACGACACTATGGACTTCTTTCTCAGCAAACTCTATCACATCGAAAATGTAGTAGCCGTCTTCTAATTTAACGACATCAGCATGAAAGTCCTCGTCTGTTACTTGCTTGAAGTTCTTCTCGTCTTCGTCACTAAGCGTAAATGAAGAAGTTACTTCGTCATCTTCTTTCTTGACAAAACCTCTTTCGCCCTCCGGCATATGAGATACTATCCAATCTCCGCTGAACCCTCTTAGTTCTTTGAGGTCATCAATTTCAAAAATGCGATGCATTGGTTGAAGGAGGGGAACTTTCGGCCCCAACTCCTTACGGATTATATCCGGATTGGTGAGATTGGCTAAGTTGTCATGTGATTTACCAACCGAGGTCTTGTCGGTATTACGAGTAAGACCGATTGAGTTTGGCTTGAACTGTGGACCCATTCTATCAACCCTATTGAGCCTCTCTCTATTACTTTGATGTTCGGGGTGAAAACGCATGTCCATCCATGATTCGGGCAAACTCAAAGCATTCCAAAACTTAGCCAAAGGCTGAACAAGCCTTGTCTTGTTCTTTTGAGGGTCAGCAGGCGTGATATTGACATTACCGTTTCTTGATATTCTGTATGTAAAGTTGGGGCTGAACTCATCTCCAAACTCATGTCGGAAACCAGTTGAGTTGTAAACACTGTGAACAGAATGAGCATCCGGACCGAACTGGTCGACAGGCACACCTGTTATCCCATGCACTTTTTGCGACACTTGTTGAGGCGGTTCAACATTTGGTAAGTCTGTCATTATCGAATTAAGTTTCTGCATAACATTCCAGTAATCATTTTCAGCCTTATGCATACTACCACCAGTGCTTTTTGATGGTCTTGTTTCATGTATGGTCTCCCCGTTCTTGTCTGTCTTTCGCTGTCGACGAGGGTCACTGTTGTAAGCAAGGTGGTGATGAATACCAAGTTGAGAGTTTCTTTCTTCTGCCGAAGCATGGCCTATGTTGTTGTAAAGACCGTTAATCGTTTTTAAGAAGTCAGTATCTCTCGCTCCTTTTCTTAACTTAAGAGACTCAAGAGCCTTGTCTATATCGAGGTCGGGATGAAGTTGCTCAACATACTGCTTCATTGTCATGACAGACGGAGAGTATGTGGGGTCTTGTAGGAGTTGAGGTATAATGTTATTCTCAATATAATCTAAAGCGGTCTTTCTATGATACTCGTTATTCGGGTCAAGTCCAAGACTTTCGATAAAGCCATCCATGTCTTGTAAAGCCTGTATACCCGCTTTGTTTGAATGCCCTGTCAAAGCATGCTTTACACCTGTGCCAATATCAACTTGACCTTGGTGCCCGTCTTCTGTATACTGGTGACTGGCCTTTGTATGTATACCGTGTTGCTCATGAGGAACTGTGTTGAGATAATCATTTGCCATCATAGCGAACATTCTCATGTTTGCTTCGGCGGTTTCATGGTCGAGGTCGGGATTAAAAATATGATTGTAAAGTGCAGGGTCTTCTTGAATCATACGCTGTAAGTGCGCTCCCGATTGGTTGATTGCACCTGTATCAGCACGAAGCCTCGCTTCAAGTATTGAATCATGACCGGGCCGAGAAAAACGAAAACCGCCTTTACCAGTCGTTTCAAGTTGAGATTCAAGGTCATCGAGTTCTTTGTTCTTATCCGCTATTCTGTCCTTTATCTCTTGCGCTCCTTTGTTGTCACCTATCGACTCCAACCTTTCTTTTTCTGCTTCAAGTACAGAAAGTTCAGCCACGCCTTGTTCATATTCCGGCGTAGCCTCGGAAAGAGGCTGTCGACTTAGCACTCCGGAAACTGAGCCGCTTGGGTTGTATTTTGCAGGAACTCTCATTTGACTAAAAGTAGAAGGAGCGTGCGCTCTTAGCCTATGTTCCTCTTTTGCTCTCTCCATTCTTCTTTCGTATTCGTCCGCTATGAGTTGTTTCTGTTCGTCTGTTTGAGCGACAGCCGTCTTTGATTCATAATCTCGCTCTATCTGTTCCAACTCTTCATCCAAGTCAGCCTGCTCAAACTGATGAGGCTTCGTTCTTAACGACGCTAAATCCTCTTTATGATTTGCCAGTGTTGGCCTTAGTCTTTTGTCAGTCAAGGAATGAACATCATGAGGTGCATCCATAGGAGCGTGCGCCATTCCCAACATAGGACCTACGGTGTGATAACTGTGAGCACCATGTGCCATCATACGCTCGTCGCTAAGAGCACCACCTATTGCCATAAATGGATGACTGACACGGAGATGGTTTTGACCTTGCAAGGCTTTGTGTCTTTTGTCAGCAGTTTCAGCATCTCCTGTCTTTCGGGCATTGTTATAATCATCATGAACGATGTTGTTGAATGCAGAATCTACCGTTGCCGCATGCCTTGCATACTGAGCGTTACCTCCACTCGTTCCTCTAATGCCCGATGACATAACGATGTTATGTGGATTGAGGTTTGTTTGAGCATCCATTGGGTCACCTTTGATATTGGTGCGAATGGACTTACCACCTTGGCCCATCATTGAAAATAACTGATTCTCTTTTTGTCCAAAGGGGGCGATGAACGGTAACATACCGTAGTCTTTAACTTCTCCTTCTAAATCATATCCGTGACGACCTTCAATACCTGTGTTCGTTCTTGAAAACAAAAGACTGTGCTGTCTTACTCCTTCACGAGACTGCTCGTATTCTTTTTCTTTTTCATCAACTTCTTTGGCTTGTTCGTCTTCTTCAATTTGAGACAAGTAATCTCCGTACCCTCTCATTCGGTCGTCTTCTTCGTCTTCAATCAACTGACCTGCTTCGTCATAAGTTCGCCCCTGTTCTTTTTGTTTTTCGTCATAGGACAGAGTGTGATGGTGAAGTTTGTTGAACAGTTCGTTCGGATGCTTATGCAAACCACCACTGCCTTTGAATGGCAAGTGCCAATAAGTCGACGCTGTTTCATGGTCGTCAAGGTAATCATACTTGTCGTCGTCCATGGCAAAGCCGTAATGTATAGGTGCATGGTTTCTCGCCATTCTACCAGCATTCGCAACTCGCTTCGCATCATCGCCCCGCTTTCTAAATATCTCATCGACTTCTCCTTGCTCAAAGTGAGGGTTCCATAAACTACCCCAAACAGGATGTTCGCCCTTTGGGTAAAGTTGATGGTTATCATCTACACCAAGCATCAGTTTAAGTGCGTCATAACCCGGATAACGCTCCTGCACTCTACCTGTTTTCTTATCAACGACTTGTCGTTGAGGATGTATCTGTATATGACTTGAGTCCAGCGTCTCGCCTCTACCTTTTCCATGTATAAGAGGCGTGTCGCTGTATGCCATTTGTATAGGCTTTTCATCATTTACAATAGCATAATCACCCAACATGAGGTTCATATGGTCGACTGCTCTTTTCCAAGTCGTGTCTTTACCGGTAGTTTGATGCGTTTGCATAGTTTCTAAATTAGCACTTGGTGTAATGTGTTCAGCCGCTTCGGATAAGTTGACCGGCTTTATTTTCATACCGTGTCCGGGTCGAGAAGGGTCTCTTGTCCAATGGTCGTAAAGACCGGCGAATCGCTGGTGAAAATTGCGAATAAACCTTGGTATAAAATCCGGATTGCCTGTGTGTCGGTTTGTGTAAAAAGATTCTCCGGATGCGGCACCATGCTTTTGCATGTGCTTGTAAGCCTTATCTCGCTCTTCGGGAGTCAACCACTCCATGCCAAACAGGTAATCCATCAAACCCAAGTTTTCTTTCCACTCGGCTTTCTTTTCGTCAATGTGTAGTTTTCTCAAAGCATGATTTATTTGCCTATCATCGGCACCTTGGTCTTGTAAACTAAGCCTTGTTCTGTCAACAAGTTCCGAATTGGCTATCTCCCAGTTTCTGTAAGAGTCCTCGCAAAGAGCATGATTTGTACCAAAGTCGGTATCTAATGCACCGTAATGACCGTTATTCAGCAAGAAGTCAGCAGGGTCGTCTTTAATGTGGTTTTCCCATCTCGTTTCTTTATCTGCGTCTTTGAGGCTTTGAGGGTCCTCCGTATGGTCTTCGTGATGGTAGAAGTCTCCAACGATATTATGATAATTACCGTGTAGAGGATTCATGTCCGAGCCGAGATAGTTATGAGTTCGATATGGGTCGTCTTCATGCCCGTCGACCATTTCAAACTGACGACCTGCTAATGACTGTCCGGGTTCGGGAGGGACAATTCTCTGCTCATCATAACTTGGATTGTCTGCAAGGTTCATCCCTCCACCGTGTCCCATTGCATATCCCATTGCCGCCTCCGAAGTTCCCTGCGCCTGCATCATTCCTTCGCCTTCGGTGTTAAGGTCATAAGAAGCAGACTGGCCGGAGATTTGACTGTCTTCGTCAACTTTCCTAATGACAGAGTAGAACATTTTGATAAGGGCCTCATCCTGCTTATCAAGTAAGTAACCCTTTCTTTCTGCATTCACAGCCGACATAAAGAAGTCAGCACCAGCATCGGGCTTACCGATATTATCAGCAAGTGACTTTTTGAAAATACTTCGATGTCTGTCAAGAGTTTCCAAAGGACCTTCTCTCATTCACATCACCAACCGCTTATTGCAAACGGCTGGACAATCGCTCTACGGATTTCTTTACATCGGCCATTGTTGGACCGTCGCCGCCTGCGGTGTTTTCCAAAGCCCCAGTCGTGCTGAACGCTGTTGGATAGTAAGGTGAAGCCTGTGTCAAAATGTTACTGTTTTCGGATGTTGCGCCTTTGTTTGCGACATCCTCTACTTGAGGGATAGTGTTGTTCGTATTGTAAAATGCATTAGGAATACCAGCGGGTTGAATCTCAAAACGAGCGTGACCGGTAGTTGAACCTTCTTCTTGATTAGAATAATCCGGCAAACTACCTTCTTTCTTTGCTATTCTCATCTCCAACTCTTTGGCCGCTTTTAGCAGTTCATGAGTCATTGGGCTTGCTGGTTCAAATCGTGGTCTCATCTGTATCACTCCATACCTAATTTATTTCCGACTGAGCCGGACTCCTTGGCTTGGTCTGCCAATGCGTGAATGTCGGACCAGTCCATTTTATGAAAATCTGCGTTTGTTGTTGGCACTGATATGTCAGCACCGTCTTGTCCCTTGAGGATTGAATCTCCCACATCTCCTCTAAATCCATCAACGACAACATCATGTGGTCGGTCAGTAGATGCTGATACAAACCCTGCTCTTTTCATCATAACAGCAGGATTAGCGACCATTTTTCTCAACTCCGCATTCTCTAAACGCAAGTCGTTTAGACCTGCATCCATAGCCTCCATTTTGTTAATCAATGCACTCATCAATCGTTCAGCAACATTCTCTCCCTCGTTACTCAAACAATCACCTCAAAGTGTTCGGTTGTTCATTTGTCGGTTAAGTGTGCCAAATCGACTTGTTCGTATTGTTCCGGGCAAGACATTTGAAGTGGTTTGGTGAACTGTCTCAATCTCTTTTGTCTTACGGATAGGAACTCCGCCAGCGTAAATGTCATTGACACCGTGAGAAACAGCAACTTGAGACTTTGTAATAGCAGTAGACACATCTTCGGAAAGATATTCTGCAAACTTACGAACCTCGTTAATGTGGTCGATTGCTCCGTTCGTATTGTTTTCTTCTAATGCCTTGTAAAATGCATCTACATGTGCACGCATTTTTCTTGCCATAGGGTCAAGTTTCTTCAAGTCCATGCTCATGTCCAATACACCACTTGACTTTAATGTTCCTAAGCCCCTCTTGGGTTCCTTGCGTTTATTACGCCTTGTTGGGCTTGTTGAATACCGCTTTGTTGAGGGCCTCGTTGCTGAAC